CGACGGCCGGCCGACGTGGACGATCAACGACGTGGCGCTGGCGGTTCACGCCCTCGCCGGGCAGGAGATCACCGGCCGCTTCCGGCGCAGCTTCAAGGGCCGGGGCGACGATGGCTCCCCCCTCGTGGCCGAGGCCCTGAACATTGTCGATGCCGTGGTCCGCGAGCTCGCCCACGCGGAGCACATCGAGAGCGAGGCGTTTCGCAACCTCCTCGTCGATGGCTACTCCTGGGTGGAGTGGTATCAGGACCACGTAGTCGATTATCGCGGCCGGACGATGGTCAAGGCGTACGAGCTGTGGGACCTCATGTGGGACGGCACCGCCCGCGAGGCGATGCTCCTCGATCGGGAATGGGACGCCGCCGGCTCCTGGGTGTCGATGGACGCCTTCCTCGCCATGTACCCCGACCGCCGGGACGACCTGATGGGGTACATCAACCGGATCGACGGCTGGGTCCGGGACGAGGACCTCGGCGACACCGCCCGCTGGCCGTGGCTCTACCGGGCCACGAAGGGCCGCTACGTCGCCCCCCGACGCCGCGAGCTGTTCCTCTGCGACTACCAGCACCGCCACCGGATCCCGCGCTACGCCGTCGAGATTCCGGTCATGGGGCCCGATGGGCAGCCGGTCGAGGATCCCGAGGCGCCGGGGACTCCGCTCACCGAGTTGAAGCTCATGGGCGAGGAGGAGTTTCTCCAGCATCGGGACACCGAGAAGGCGTTCGGCCGGGTGCCCGACTACGTGGGGCCGGAGGACGGCCTCTATGGCTGGCGGTACTCCCGCTCGACGATGCTCGGCGACAAGGAAATCAAGCGCTACGAGCAGGACTACGGCCAGTTCTCCCGCATCTGCATGACGGGCTTTCCCTTCCGGCAGATGGAGATGTGTACCTTCCACGGCCCCGTCGATTACATGAAGGACCCGCAGCGGTTCAAGAACGCTGTCGTCTCCCTCGTCACGTCGATGCTCCAGCGCCAGGCGAAGGGCGGCGTCGTGGTCGATCCTGCCGGCTTCGAGCGCCCCGAGCAGCTCGCCACCGACCTCGCGCAGCCGTACCCGATCCTGCGGACGAAGCTCGGGGCCCTGAAGGGTGGCATCGACTCTCTGATGAAGGAGCTGTCGGTCGCCCCGTTCCCCTCGGGCATCGCCGAGTTTCTGAACCTCGCCGACATGGCGGTCTGGCGCCCCACTGGCCTCAACCCGGACATCCTCGGGCAGATCCGCGACATGCGCCGCGTCACGACCGGAGTGTTCAACTCGGTCGCCGACGCCGGGCAGACCGTCATGGCCTACCCGTTCAACAGCCTGAAGATGATGCGCCAGCTATCCGGGCGCCTGTGCCTCGCGATCTACCGCGAGCACTACGACGAGAAGCGGATGCGGGAGCTGGCCGGGGCGAAGTACGCGCAGTACATCCCGGCGAAGACGGAGTGGGAGACGTTCTTCGAGCGCCAGGTGATCGTCGATGAGACGGCGGCGCAGACGAAGGACCAGCGGATGGAGGTCTGGGATCTGCTCTCCCGCCAGGGCGAAGGGATGAAGCTCCTCGAAAGCGGCCTCATGCCGCCGGAGATCTACGCCGAGCTGTTCCCGGGCGTCACCGAGCCCCAGCGCGAGATGTGGAAGGGCTTCCTCGAAGAGAAGAAGGCCGTGACCGATCTCAGTACCCAGGTCCAGGCGCTCACGCTGCAGCTCCAACTGATGCAGCTCCAGCAGCAGCTTGCGGGCGGCGGGGCGTCGCCGGCAGAAGGCGAACCGGAGGGCGGCGGACAGGCGCCGCCCGTCCAATAGGGAGGATGCATGGCTGACGACTTCGACGGCGACGACGGGATCGACGCGGGGGAAGAGCCCGAAGAGCAAGCCGACGGGCCGAGCGAGGAAGAACTAGCCGAAGCCGAGGTCCCCGGCCCGCGGGAAGAGCAGAAGCAGGCGAAGCAGGAGCAGCCGCAGGCCCCGGACCCGCGCGACCAGCAGATCGCGAACCTCAACCGCGCCATCCGCCAGGAGCGGGACGCGAAGCGCGCGGCCAAGCGGCACGCGGCCGAGCTGGCGACCCGCCAGCAGCGCCTCGAGCAGCGCCACGAAGTGTTCATGCGGCGCATCGCCGAGGCGTCCGGCGCCGACGTCTCCGACCTCCTCCCCGACGCCGGTCCGCGGCTGCCGCCGGAGGATCAGGACCCGCTCGGGCACCTGAAGGGCCACATTCAGCAACTCGTGAGCCCCCTTCTCCAGAAGATCGAGGGCCTCGAGCAGCAGTTGACCACGCGGGACTTGAACGCCCAGGTGGCGGAAGTGGACCGCTACGTCGCCGACGATGCCGCAGTGTTTCACGGGGAACATCCCGACTACGGCGAGGCCGAGGACTTCATGCTCGAAGCCATCGCCCGGGACACTTGGAACGCGGCAAAGAGGGCCAACCCCAACGCCGACGAGGACGATCTCGCCGACCATGTGGGGCAGTACGTGGCCCGCGCCATCGGCAATCTCAAGGTGGGGGCGTACCGGGACCGCAAGTCTCTCGCCTCGATCATCTACGCCGTGGCACAGCAGAAGGGCTGGCAGCCCGGCCAGCTGGCGCCCGCGCAGAACGGCAACGGCGCCCGGCGGGCGCCGGCCCGCGGCAAGGCGGGCGAGCTCCAGCGGAATCTCCAGAAGAGCGGCGCCGGACTCGCCGGCCTGGAGCGCGCGCCGCGGAAGGGCCCGGTGACCCTGGGCTCGCTCGCCGACATGGACGACGACGAGTTCGACGAGTACACGAAGGACCCGAAACGCTGGAAGAAGTTGACCGAGGCAGCGGCGGGGGGGTAGACTCCTCGCGAGCTTCATAGAAAAGGCGGGGCTTCCCCGCCGCTTTTTCCGCCGGCCCAGGCGTTACCGGGCAGACAGCGCAGAGCCTCCCGCCTTCTCGGAGCGTGATTCCGAGGCATCTCCGGCAGTGGCGCCCCCGTAAGTGGCACCGCAGCTAGACGCCTCTCGAATCACTGCCCCAGACGGGGCGAGGAGCAACGGACGATGGCTCGCTACTACGACGCGAGTTCCAACGAAACCGTCAAGCTCTGGAGTCGCAAGCTGTGGGTGGAGCATCGGAAGTCCGACGCGCTCTACAACCCCAAGCTCAAGGGCCTCACCGGAGAGGACTGGAAGACCAACGCGTTCATCACGCTCGACGACGCGGAGAAGTCCGAAGGGGACCGCATCCGCACGACGATGGCATTCCAGCTCTCCTCGGCCCCTGGCACGATCGGTGACGAGGTTCTCGAAGGTAAGGAGGCGTCTCCCGACACCTCGACCTTCGACATCCTCATCGACCAGATCCGCCACGGCGTCCAGACCGGCGGCCGCATGAATCGCCAGCGCGTCACCTTCGACGTGCTCGAGGTCGCCAAGGGCCTCCTGCGCGACTGGTGGAAGGATCGCCGCGCGGTGATGGCAGTCAACCACCTCTGCGGCAACACGCGGCAGACCAACAAGCGCTACACCGGCAACAACACCCCGAACGCCCCCGACACCCAGCACATCTACCGGGTGGGCTCGGGCCTCGGCGCCGGCACGGACCAGGCGGTGGGAGCGGACAGCACGCTCCTGCTCGACCTCGACGTGATCGACGAGCTCGTCACGATCGGCGAGCAGCTGACCCCGCCCATCGCCCCCTTCATCATCGACGACAACGAGTACTACGGGCTGCTGATCCACCCGAACGTCATGGCGGACCTCCGCAAGACGTCGAGCCAGTGGTACGACGTGATGAAGGCGGCCCTCCAGGGCGGCGAGGCGCGCAACAACCCGTTCTTCAACCGGGCAAGCGGCAAGTGGCGCAACACCCTCATCTTCGTCGAGCCGCACATCGTGCAGGGTACGCACAGCTCGACGTCCGCCGCAGTCACCAACAGCCGGCGGTGCGTGTTCTTCGGTGCGGGCTGCCTCGTCACCGGCTACGGCCGGCGCGAGCGCGGCGCCGAGGAGCAGTTCTACTGGCACTCGGGCACCTGGGACCACGGGGACAAGTACTACGCCTCGGCGGCCGCCGTCGTCGGCGTGGGCTCCCCCCGGTTCACGGTCAGCGGGACCGCCCGGGACTACGGCAAGATCGTCGTCACCTGCTACTCGGCCGACCGGGTGAGCGGCAGCGGCGATCTCCACCAGCTCTACTAGGGCGTAGGAGCACAGAAGACAATGGCAACCACCTACACCAACGAGAGCTACAACTACCCGCCCCGGTTCCCTCGCGGGGCGAACATCTGGCTCATCTGCGACGAGGCCACCCGCGAGTACGCGGTCGTCAACGACAAGGTGCTCGGGCCGAAGGTCGCGAAGGGCTGCAAGATCACCAACGCGGTGCTCAGCTTCTCGGACGAGTTCGACGAGGACGCGACCCCGAGCGGCGTCTGCACCGTGCGCCTCAACGACGGCACCACGCAAATCAACCTCGTGACCTGCACGGCCACCCAGGCGGGCACGGCCGGGGGCTTCGTCCAGTACCTCAACGTGCCGGCGGGCCTCAACTACATCGTCGAGTCGGACGGCTTCTGGGTGGAGGCGATCTTCACCACGGCGCCCGACGACGTGAAGACGGCCATCCTCGGCTTCGGCGTCGAGGTCACGAACACCCTCTGGGGTGACGAGCAGATCCAGGTCGAAACCTAGATCCGGGTGGAAGTGAGCTACCGAGGTAAAGGCCGGGGCGGGATCCCCTCCCGCTCCGGCCCTTCTTCCTGGTTGAAAGGAGCGCCCCATGCCTCATGACAAGAATGGGAAACTGGTGGAGAATGGCGCGCGCGTCCGCGTCGATTTCATCGTCACCAATGTCTACCAGACCGAGGGCGACGGCTACTGCAATGCCTCGCTGGAGACGGTCGAGCCAATGTTTCCGGGCCAGCACAAGACCTCGCTCACCGTCAACACCAAACAGGTCGAGGTCGTTGAGCCCGAGGAGTAGCGCCGGCCCATGACGACCTGGGCCACGATGTACAACGAGATCCTCTCCAACGCGGGGAGGCCCTCGGGCGACGCCGAGAAGGTGAAGCGGTGCATCGTCGATGCGATCGACGCCCACCGCGGCGATGGCTTCTTCTTCAACGAGACAGCCGGCTTCACGGTGGCGACCGTCGATGCCCAGAGCGGCTACGGCGAGGCCACGAGCGGCTTCCCGAAGGGCGTCGTCGAGATCGTCGGCGACCCGTGGCTCGAGATCGGGCAGGACTCGACGAACCTCTACCGCCTCCAGCGCGTCGCGTGGCCGGTGATGCTCCAGTGGCGCGAGCACGATCCCGGCAAGTCCCAGCCCACCTACTGGAGCTGGTGGAACAAGCTGATCGAGCTGTTTCCCACTCCCGACGCGACCGTCCACAACCTGCGCGCGACGGCCTACTCTGCCCCCGGCACCCTCTTCAAGAAGTTCAACACCGGAACGAGCGCCTTCGATTTCTTCCAGCCCGACGGCACGACGGCGATGGCCGACTCCTATCCGGCCTCGCCCACGGTGAATGCCTGGTTCGCCGAGGGCTACCAGATGATCCGCTGTTACGCTGAGTACCTCTTCTACTCTCAGGTGATCCACGCCCAGGACGGCCGCGGCGACGCCGCACTCCAGAGCTACCTTCAGGCCCGTGGCGCGCTTGAGCAGCGCGGGGCTCGACTCTCGACGCCGAGGTTCATAGAACCTATGGCCTTCGACGGGTACTAGCGCCTGTCCTACGGATGTGCTAGGTTCGACGCCGTAGGACTACACCTGCAAGATACCCGGAGAAGCCCCATGCGAAAGCTCGCCGCCGCCCTGCTGATTGCGCTTCTGCTGCCGTCGCTCGCCTCGGCCGTCAACCCAGAAAACGCCGCTACCATCCGGGGGGTGGTCAAGAGTGTTGTGTATGGCGGGCCGAAGGGCGAGGAGTTCGTCTCCTACCTCGTCGTCAATGTTGCCGAACAAACCCCGGACGGGATCCGCTACACCGGGGTCGCCGTGCGGTGCGGTGAAGAGGAGTCCCCCCTCCTTGGCTGCAACGTGCTGATTCCCAAACAGGACACGATCATTGCCCAAGGCAGGCTGGCCTCGGCGGGGATTCTTTCCCCGGCCGGGACCCCCACCGTTGAACTCGTGCCCTCGATCCTGTGGCTCTGTACCTACGGGGACCCGTGCCAAAGTCTCACCATCAATAAGCCCTGATGCCGGATCCTTTCAACCACCACCTCTACGAATTCGGCCAGTGGGCTCCGGACGAGCCCGAGTATGGAGACTCCGGGCTCTCGTCGGCGCTCAACGTCGTCTACTCGTCCGGCCTCTACCAGCCGGTTCGTAAGCTCGTGCGCCACACCATCGATACGAACACAGTGGTCCGCGGCTGCCGCGCTTTCCCCTCTCTGGCTGGCGCCAACCCTCTCTACTACGGCGGTGCCAACTTTATTGCGTATCTGAGCGGTGCTATCCAGACGACGCTCGGGGGCGTGGCTCCTGCGGGCGCCACGCACTGGAGCTTCACGCGCTTTGGCAACAACGTGCTGTGCGCCGATGTCGCCAACCCATTGAAGGTAAGCGCCTCCCTCGGCGCGCTCGCCAATGCGATCACCTCGGTTCTGACGCCGAGGATGCGCTACATCGCCACCATCAAGACGCACCTGTTCGGAGCGAACGTAGATGACGGCGCGGCCGGCGCCTTCAACCCGTCGAAGTTCTGGTGGTCAGCCCGCAACAGCGTGGCCGACTGGCAGCCGGGGAGCAACCGTGCCGGCTTCGGCGAGGTCCGCAAGGACGTGGGGCCAATCAGCGGCGTCGTCGGCTTCGAGGACTTCGGCGTTCTCTTCTGCGAGTTCGGGGTGTATCGCATCGACTACGTGGGCGGCGACAACGTGTGGTCGCTGCGGCAGATCGGCACCGCCAATCAGGGGATGAGCGCCAAAGACGAGGACTCCGTTGCCCTCTTCGGAACGGACATCTACTACTGGAGCCGTGGCGGACCCAACGTCGTTATCAGCGGCGAGACGGTGGCCGAGCTTGGCGAGGGCGTCGTCCGACGGCACCTGACAGAGAAAGCGTGGATAGCCCCGGGTTCGGCGAGTGTCTTCGGGGCCGCCGACAGCGAGCGACCACTGATCGCCTGGTCGTATGGCGACAAGGCGATCGGTATCCTCTTCAACGCCGCAGCCGGGGCATGGAGCACCTTCGAGCCACCCCAGGCGAATGCGAGCGCCGGTGGCTCCACCACGACCCTCGTCGGTATGACCACCGGCGCCGAGCGACTGACGATCACCTCAAGCCACCCCGGAGACGGCATCGACTTTCTCATCACCGGATCGGGAGGCAGCAACTCGCCCGGCCGTTGGCGACTCTCCAACAACACAACCACCGCCGCCGTGACCTTGGCGACCAAGCTCTGGCTCCCTTACTCGAGCAAACGCTCAATGCTTCACTACCTGCGAATCCTCTACCGGGCGCTTGAGGAGGGCTCTGGAAATCTCGCCACAGTGACGCCCACCGTTACTCTCCAGCGCGACTCCGATCCGCTCTTTTCTGCCCCAGCGACACTCACCGGGACGCCAGCAACACAAGCGATGGTCGATCAGAACGGCTACATCACAGGCGCAGGGGCGGGGCTGCCAGCCGAGGGGCACGCCTGGCGCCTCACCCTTGCCATCCCAGAGTTCAGCGGAATGGTCGGCTCCCTCGTTGGCTTCGACGCCGTTACCTCACCAGGGAGCTCCCTCTACTGATGACTGAGTTCACCCCCCAGGACCCCGTCCGCCGCCGGGAGTTGCCGATGCAGAGCCCGCAGGGGCCGCCGCCGATCGACAACAAGCCGCTCGCCGCGTGGCTCACCCGCCTTGCGCAGACCTTCACGGACCACGCCCGGGAGATTCGCAAGAAGCTCGACGACGCCCTCTACGGAAAGGTCAACTGGGTGGGCAGCTTCACCCTCGTGAGTGACGGAGTGACCACCGCCGTGGTGGTGCAGGACGACCGAGTGACCTCCGACTGCGAGATCAGTCTGATGCCGCTGACGGCGAACGCGGCCAAGCAAATGCCCGGACTCTGGATCCCCCTCGCGACTCTCGCCCCAGGCACGCCTTGGGCGGCCAATCCGGTTGGGCAATTCACGGTAAACTATGCGGCAACCGCTGATGCCGACTTACACTATCGCTACTCCATCAAGGGGTAGTGCCATTCAAGGAGTCCGACCATGAAGAGAGTCCTTGCCTTTGGCGGCCTGGTGGTCGCGCTCCTCGCCTTGCCAGCGTACGCGGTGTTCATCGACTACACGGGGATGAACGCGCCGCACGCCTTCAAGAGCCTGATCGTCTGCGGCACCACGAAGGGATGCACCGGCCCGGAGATCACCCGCGTCTCCTCGACGGTGATCGGCATCCCCGGCGCACGGTTCACCGATCTCGACCTCGGGCTCTCGGCGACCGCCGGCTCGCTCGACATCTTCCCGACGACCGCGGCCAAGGGAAAGCTGCGATTCGTAGCGGCCGATTCGGCTGGCGATACGACGACCACGATCACCAACGCCTCGCAGGCCGGAGCGGTCACCTACACCATTCCCGATGCCGGCGAAGCCGCGTCCTTCGTCATGACCGAAGGGACGCAGACGATCAACGACGCCAAGACCTTCGGCGGCACGGTGACTTTCTCCGGCGCGGTGGTGCGCACCTCCTACACGATCCAGAGCGGCTTCGGCTCGGCGAAGGCGGGCACTACCGCCGGCTGGGTGGTCGCCGCTGGGGCCAACCTCTACGAGTGGACCCTGCCGGCCTCGCAGACCGCCTCGACTCTGGTGATCCCTGTCGCCGGGCTCCACATCGGCGACACGATCACCGGTTACGGGTGCCAGGCGCAAGTGGAGTCCGCGGGCGGT